CGACGATAGCGAATTGCTTTTGCTGGCGTTTGTTCAGTCATTGGAACACTGCCGATTACGTGACAGTTGATGTGGTTGTTTGCAGCCAGCACCATTCCACGGTGAACGATATGATCATCCAGACCGCCAGAAACCATAATGGTTACACGCACTTCTTCCGGATCACCGAAATAATCCTGATAAGCCTGCGCCAACATATCGCTTGTCAGTTTATCGCCGTCGCTACCGCCTGCCATGAATGCGAAATCGCTGGTCAGGAAATCAATGTCGTGTTTGAAAAACTCATTCGCGATAAAACGAATAGTTGAACTTTCATCACGCATCACAGTAGTAACGTTGTACTGGCGACCTAAATCGTCAGTGTGATCAAACAGCGTACACTGCATCTGTTCAATCGGAGCGCTTCCCGGTTCGTAGTTTTCAAAGACTTCAACATAGAAAATCTTCGCGTCATACACTTTACGATCAGCAACAGGATCAAGACCTTTCGGCGCAGCAGAGCGAACCTGCATACTGATCTGATTGTTCCAATCGCCGGGGTTTTCACAAATGAAATAACCGATAACGTTATCGTTTAAAACATCCGTGGGCAAAAAGCCAAGTTGGTTTGGATCGTCAACGCCGACTTTGTTACCGTCTGCATCAACGTATGGAGTAAGGCTAAGTTTTGGAACCACAGCTTCCGGATCATCAACAGACAGAACCATCACTGAATATTTTGCATTCTTTGTCAGACGTACATAATACAGTTGGTTAGTTTGTTTTGAAATCTGACGTGCGATGTATAACCCTAATCCGTGTTTCGGATCGCGCTTACCAAAAGTGTTGCTGAGATAGGTAGGGCTGAGAACGGGAACACGCTGATTAACAGGGCCACGTCCTGCACCGCCTACAATAGCAACAACCGAAGTTGACAGAGTTACACCTTCACCCGCAGAAAGATCTTTGGTTGCAGTGTAAACGCCAGCCGACTTATGTGTGCTGTTAATTGACATCTTCATTTCTCCTATAAGGACTAATGAAAATTATTGAGATCGTAGGAGAAATGAAAAAGGGCAGCATAAATGCCACCCTTTGAGGTTTAAATTTGAATTTGACGATAGTCAGGATTGACTGAGGAATAAAAAGTTTCGAATGTTTTGCGAGGAATAACACAACCAGCGGCATTCGGATGACCAGTACCGCCAAACTTTTCTGCAATTGTTTTGGCACGAACAGAATTTGTTTTTCCGCTGCGTACGCTGCAATAAACATCGTCAGGCTTTTCACCAGTGGGATCAACGCGAACAACAAGCACCATACCGACCGGATGATTTTCTTGAATCCAATCAGCAGTATCGCTTCCGATAGCGCGTGACGTACTGATAACAGCGTGAGGACATTCGACAATTTCGTTTGCTTCGAAGATTTTTCCATTCGCTGCAAACATTTTTTCAATCGTCGCATTGCGCTCCACGATACGCTCGAAACCAAGTTTAATGATTTCTTCTACGTTGCCTTTGAGAACAATGTTTCGCGCATTGGAGACAGTGCTAGGAGTTTCTTTATAAAGAACTCCGGTGTCTTCTTTGTTGGCGAACATTTCTTTCGCATAGCCGTCATAGAATGCAAAGGCGCGTTTGTTTTCTTTGCGCCACGTATCGCGATCACTGACCAACTGAACGATACGCATCAGGTTTCCAATCATCGACATAGTGCGAGGATTCGAAGGCTGGAATTGACTGATAACGCCAAAGTAACTTAGCATTGCACCGCTGCTTTGAGAAGCAAAAGTAACGTTAGTGCTAGGCTGCACAGTCTGAGGTTCAGACGGCTTCGCATTTGGAATCGCGATTGCTTCACACTCTTTGCGATACAATTCCGGATTCGCAGTGTCATGGTGATCGAACACATACAAATTGTTTTTGTAGTGCGCAGTAAATTTCGCCAACTGGGATTCGGGCGGCGCAAAGTCTACAAAATAAACCCTGTCGTACGTGAAGATTTCAGGATGTTCATGCAACGGCGTACCATCTGCCAGCAGCGTGTCTTTACCTACGCCTGCATAGTCCAAAGCAATGTAATGGATCACGTCCATTGGAAAAGCAAGTGAGACTGTTGCAGCCGCAAATGATCCATCAGCGCAAGCATTGTGATAGAGGATTAAAATTCGCATTGTGAATAATCGCCATTTAAAATTGCCCGTAGGTGATCGCGTTTGCTTTTCAATCCTACTTCGAATCTCTGAGCCGCAGCTTCACGCCCCTCTTGAATTTCAATGAGGTGCAGTGCCCAGCTAGAAGTTTGTTTAAGAGATAGAATCTCTGATTCCAGATCTGACTTTTGACGACGCAAAGCAATCAGTTTTTCAATCAGAGAAGTCTTGCCAAATCGTTTATGGAACACGCGGAAATAAATGTCTTCCAACCATTCCAAATTAAATGCTTCCAGTGCTTTTTTAGCTTCAAGGAAGAAATTAACTTTACTGGTACTGCCGCAACGATCAGGATGCGTACCAGCAGCAATTGCGTAATAAATCTTGCGGCACTTTTTCAAATACTCAGTGCCTGCCTGACGATCCTGTTCTTCCAGACCGTCGTCAACAGATTCGTCGTCTTCATCGACTGTTGCTTCTTCATCGTCGTCTGCTTCGGATTCGTATTCAGGTTCACGATCTTCTTTTTGAGCCTGACGCGATTCGTCATCCAGTTTAAGCTCAACAGCAGCAATCAGTTCTTCAACTTCGTCAACGAGATCTTCATAACGTTTTTCGAGATATTCGCGGGTTGAAGTCACGCGAACTTCTGTCATTTCTTTTTCAAACTCAAGGCGTTCAATCTCGCCTTCCAGTTCTTCGATTTCAGACAGGTTTTGCTGTTCAACTTCCTGAATATCTAAGGTTGACCCGTTATGTTCTTCGCCTGTTACAACAACCTGAGTTGAAGTTGATACGGGTACAAGGCTATAGCATTTTTCCATTGGATTATTCCGCTGTTTGTTTTTCGCAGAGAAGTTTCGCCAAAGGCAGCGCCACCAATTCTTTAATACGAGAAGGGCAGTTTTCATTTCGTTTTAAATTCTTTTCCAGCCACTGTTTGTTCTGACCTGAGCGCGAAACGGAACAACGAAAGCTAGGAAGATTCAGATCAGATTTTGCCAGCAGTGCGTTCAGTTCATCCAGTAAAGTCATTATGTATTTCCCATCATGAGATCAAGAAGATTAGTAACTACGTTTTCAGGGCCGATAGTTAGTGCGCTATCGCATTCCATATACAAACGGTTGTTAAACATTTCCGTTGGATCAATGGAACCACTCGTAACAACCAAACGCGGGATGTTCCCGAACATCGAAAGCAAATCACGCAAGCGTTCCATCTTGTACTGAGTGCTGTCGATTACAACGTTTGATATTACAAGAAAATTAGGGTTGCCAGTTTTCACACGCTCATAATCAAGTTTATCTCCGTACAGCGTAACCCATTTTGGTTTGCGCGAAGTCTTGATTGAATCAATGTACGCGTTACGCATAACATGCAATGCGAAAAGTTTTGAGCGCGTATCATTTGGAAAACTGCTAACAACGTGAATGCCTTTTGTGTTTAAAGGATCATCCAAAAGACTTGCTGCGAGACTAAGCTGTTTGCGTTTGCTTACCAGCTTAGTTTTAAAATACGGCGATACTGTTTTGTAATCCTGTACCGCTTCCATCAAATCAAAGACACGCTTTTCGCCAAACAACAAACCGGGATCGACTCCAAAGGTTCGCAGCTTGTTTGAAACCTGCGTGGAAAATTCGAAATCCAAAAGTTGAGACATTGCTTATACCTGTTTCTAAGTGCTATGCCTACTATTTACAGTTTTGAGAATAGTGCTGTAAGTACCTAAAAGACAGCAGGAAGTTGGCGCACAGTCAGAGTGATCGTGGCAACTTCCTGCGTTTCATATCCTGCGAAATAAAATTCAGGCATTTCCAGTAGAACAGATTCTAAGGACAAAATGTTTGGCAAGGAAAACACACCCGGAAGTTCCAGAACAAAAGGTTCGTTCGATCTTTTCGAATAAAACTCTTTCATTCGGTTCAGTACGCGCTGTGAACTTTCAATGGAAACATTAAATGAAAACTTAGTAGTGTTTGGAATCGACATTTTATTACCAGTAAGGAGTATCGAATTGAACCAGCGAGTAACTGAACACCACTTTCCAGCCAGAGTCAGAAACTTTGCTAGGGAAGATCTGATAATCGTGAATCAGGATGCGTCCAGTGTTTCCATCAAGTGAACCGTTGTAAACTGAATACGGTTCGCCAGCAGTAATAAGATCTGCGATTGCCTGCGCATCAATTCCTTCCTGCAATGCAGCTTCCGGAACTTCGTAGGTGAAGCGATGACGTTCAGGCACATGCGCAAAATACGCATCAACGTCTTTTGAAATCCAATCAAAAGTGTTGTAGTCCATCAAACGCGCAACATCTTTATTCAGTTGCGGAGTCTTGTGTTGACTCATCAGGTACTGAATCTGATCCTGTCTCATTTAGAGAAGTCTCCTTTTGTGATTTTGAAATGCTGTCGCGGTCTACGCGGAAGTTAACAGTCACGTTTATATTTTTAAACGGATTGTCGCTTTCCTGTAGAACAGTAATAACGTCACCGAAAATCGTAACCTTGTCGCCATGATCCAGCAAAGCGCCAATGACGGCGCTTACTATCGAACCTTTAGCACACTTCTGGTTATACGTCACAGTGACTTGACGATCTCCCATGAAACCAGATGCAGTCTC